TTTAAGGAATCCCGGGATATTCCCTCCTGAGATGCAATTAGAAGCCCTCAGACAGCTAATAAAGCTTAATTCAATATATCTGTCATCAATGAATAAATATATCGGCAAAACGATTAAAAACGTGCTTATAACACGTTCAGGGTTGGTAGCAGGAGCTCACTTGGGAGGAATAGGTGGAGTAAGGCGGTTTTTGGAGACTGACGGAGCAGTGAATCGCCAAGATATAAATGGGACAAGCATTTCAGATTACATAAAAGAATTTGCATTTTATAAAATTTAAGCTATGAAACGGATATTAAATTGGGCAATATTAATTCTGGGATTACCATTATGGATTGTCTTAGGTGGTTTATTAACGTTAATTATTATGATTGTTGATGATTATCGAGACCGGCATAGGAAAAACATACCAATAGATGTTTTTGATAATAATTAATTTGATTATTCCAGATAAAATAGCCTTTTCAAATCGGAGAGGCTTTTTTTATTGTTAATTATTATATATATATTTGCAAAAGGAATTTAATATAGTTGCTATATGATACGTTGTAAGAAAGGTAAATGTATTATCTATTCAAAAAAAGGGAAGAAATTGAGTAAACCAATGAGTAGAAAAAAGGCTGAAAAACGTCTCAAATAAATCGAATATTTTAAGCATAAGAAATAAGAAAAAAAATGGCTGCTCCAGAAGGGAATAAATTTTGGATGCTTCGTTCAAAGCATGGAAGGGATAAATTATTTACAACCCCTGAACTATTATGGGAGGGTGCCTGTGAATACTTTCAATGGTGCGAGAATAATCCAATAGAGGCGCAGGATAATAAGGGAACTAAAAATGTGAATACAGTTAGGTTTAATCGTCCTTTTACTATAAAGGGTTTTTGTATTTTTTGTGATGCATCTGAGCATTGGTTTACTGAATTTGAGAATGCAGCTAGTGAAGATTTTTTGGTTATCATACGTAAAATAAGGGACATTATTTATACTCAAAAATTTGAAGGTGCTATAATAGGAATATATAATGCTAATATTATTGCTCGATCATTAGGACTTTCAGAACATAGTGAATTAACTGGTAAAGGCGGAAAAGATTTAATTCCTGCCAGGACTTTATCGAAAGAAGAAGCGCAACAATTATGGAATGATTTAAGAGATGGTAAATTCTCAAAAAACGTATAGAGATATTGATATATTCAAAACGTGGTGCTTATTAAGTACTCTTAATTTCACTCGTTATTTTTTTTATATAAAGAATAAGAGGGATTTTGTTGTTGGAGAACATCATAGAAAAGTTTGTGCCTTATTAGATGATGTATTATCAGGGAAAGTTAAGAAAGTCATAATTAATATTGCACCTAGATATTCAAAGACGGAATTGGCAGTAAAGAATTTTATTGCAATGGGATTAGCACTTAATCCTAGAGCAAAATTTATTCATCTTTCTTATTCTGATGATTTAGTACGTGATAATTCGGGTGAAATTCAAAATATACTCTTAGAACCTGAATATCAAAGATTATTTTTAGCAATACCTACAAGTACTAATTCAAAGAAATGGTACACAAAAGAAGGAGGTGGCCTTTATGCCGTTAGTTCAGCTGGCCAAGTAACTGGATTTGGTGCAGGATTAGTTGATGAAGAAATAGATAAAGATGAGGAAGAAATTATTGATGAATTTATGTCATGTATAGATACTGAGGAATTTGGTGGTGCTATTGTTATCGATGATCCAATAAAGCCGGATGATGCACTTTCTCCTGTAATGCGTAATAAAATCAATAATAGGTTTGATAGTACTTTGAGGAATAGGGTAAATAGTCGTAATACTCCGATAGTGATTATTATGCAAAGGGTACATGAAGAAGATTTGTGCGGGTTTTTACTTTCAAATGAGCCTGGTGAATGGACAGTGCTTTCATTACCTTGTATTTATGAAGAAGATGGAGAAGAAAAAGCATTATGGCCATTTAAGCATACTTTAGAAGAATTAAAAAAGCTAAGAGACATAAATGCTTATGTTTTTGATACCCAATATATGCAAGATCCCAGACCATTAGCAGGATTAATGTATGAACAAGGATTTAAAGAATATGAAATTATACCAGCAGGAATGAAGATCAGAAAATCATATACAGATACAGCAGATGAAGGATCAGATTATCTTTGTTCAGTTGTTTATGATGAAATGCCTCATGCTAATTATATTATTGATGTTTTATATACTCAAAAACCAATGGAGTTTACAGAACCAGCTACAGCCGAGCAATTTACAAAACATAAAGTAAATCAGGCAATGATTGAATCTAATAATGGAGGCAGGGGCTTTGCTAGGGCAGTAGAAAAACAGTGTAGGGAAATGGGTAATAATATTACTAAAATTAAATGGTTTCATCAAAGTGAAAATAAAATTGTTAGAATATTTACACAATCAGCAGCAGTTCAAAATTTATGCATAATGCCAAAGAACTGGGATAAGATGTGGCCAATATTTTATAAATCATTAATAAACTATATGAAGATTGGTAAGAATGAGCATGATGATGCCGAAGATGTATTAACTGGAATTATAGAACAAAGAAAAAAGAAAGCTGGAAAATTATCAAGTTTGGTAGGTCATATATAATTGTTAATTTTATAATAAAAATATTATGGATGCATTAAAAGTTATTAGGGAACAAGAATATAAAAAGATTGCCAAGTTATTTAAGCGTCAGATTGATGTAGATATTCAGAATAAAGCACTTAAACAGTATGATATTAGTAAGCATGATGTTTTTGATGTTGCACTTCGTCCCTGGCGTAAGGTATCAAGGGCAACTGAGGCTATAGATGCTAATGGTGATTTTATAAGGGAGGATGTATGGATAGATGTTGTCCGGGTAGGATTATCTTGGCAAAATGACATTACAGAGAAAAGAGTAGCATTTACATTGTCATCTCCCGTAGAAACTAATGTGATATGGGATAAAGAGACTGATAAGGAAAAGGAACTTGTCAATCTTGTTGAGCGTATCCAGAATGATAATAAAATGGATTACAAGAATAAAGAGATACTTCGGCGTAAATTATCGGAATTGGAAGTTGCTGTTATCTGGTATTATATTGAGACAGGCGAAATAAAACCAAAATACACCCTGCGGAGTAAAATCGTTTCCCCATCACTCGGTGATACACTTTATCCTTTATTTGATAAGAATGGCCACATGATTGCATTTCGCAGGGATTATAAATTAATTGATGATGAAAAGGATGTTGAACATTCGGATATATATACTACTGAATTTGAATATAAATATATCAAGAAAGAGGGGAGTTGGATACTTGATCCCGATGTAGTGATAAAGTCAAAAGACACAGAAGAATTTATGCCTGCTAATCCGGTGCCTAATATAGCAAAGAAAATTCTTGTAGAGTATTATTGCCAGAAACAACCAGTATGGCATAATGTACAATCGCTTATTGACAGACATGAGACACTAACATCGAATCATGGTGGTATGAATGATAAGTTTGGTTCTCCAATATTTATTGTTTCAGGTGAGATACAGGGTGAGATAATAGATAATCAAACAGGCAGTATGTTACAGATGGAGAATGATGCGACAGCTAGTTATGCACAATTAGCATCAGAACCGCAATCAATAAGTCTTGAACAGACAAATCTTGAGAAATTTATCGGTAAGATGTCGCAGACTCCAAATATCACTTTTGATCAGATGATAAAGATAGGTCAGATGTCAGGATTCGCAGCAGAGATGTTATTCACTGATCCACACATGGCGGTCCGTATGGAAGAAGAAACATTCGGGATAGGATTGCAACGAAGATTGAATATTATTAAAGCAGCCATTGGAGCATTAATCGATACTTCATTGGCAAAAGAATGTAAGACAGTACAATTAAAACCTGTTATAACACCATATTTACCGCAGAATACTACTGAGATTATAGAAAACCTGGGAGTATCTGTATCGGGTGGTATAATGAGTAAAGAGACAGCTGTAGAGCAAAACCCATTAATTGAAGATTCAGATGTAGAAATAGAAAGACTAAGGAGTGATACTACTGCGGAATTATCAGGAACAGAAAATCAAAATCAATAAATATGGCAGAGATACTTTTTTTAACAATTCAAAATGCTGATACCTGTGCATTTTATCGCTCATCTGGAGTAATAAAAGACTTACGCAGAAAAACAGATGATAATATTACGCTTATCCAGTGGGATCAGGCTAATATGAACTGGAGTCTTATCACTCAGTTTGATTTGATAATGATGCAACGGCCTTTTTCAAGGGAATCACTTAATCTTTGCAATTATATAAAACAGTGCAATATCAAGCTCTGGATTGACTATGATGATAATCTTTTTGCCGTTAATCCTGAAAATCAGACCTATGCTCTTTATAATAATCCGGACATACAGAAGAATATACAAGGCATATTGAAGCTTGCTGATGTTGTCAGTGTACCTACGGAATATCTTCGTCAGGTTTATATTGAGTTTCAAAAGAATATCGTTATTGTTCCGAATGCTTTTAATGATCTGCTGTTTAAACGTCCTGAATTAAAACCACGAACAAATCATTGCGTATGGCGTGGACCGGAAGCTCATATTTTTGATTTGATGAATTATAACAGAGAACTAAGTCAGATTGCAAAAGATTTCTCTGAATGGCGGTTTATATTTATGGGATTCTCTCCGTGGTTTTTGGCTGATACAAATAATAAAGCCAATATTCCATCTATGGATGTCATTATGTATTTTAAGACATTATTTGATTTGGCACCATCATGTATGCATGTGCCGCTTCATGATAACGCTTTTAATAGGGCAAAGAGTAATATAGCATATATCGAAGGATCATATGCCGGTGCTGTTTGTGTGGTTCCTGCATGGTGGAATGTCCCGGGAGCGTTATCATATACTGATGGGGTAAGTTTTTCTGAGGCTATCCGTGCTATTCTTAAAGGTGAAGTTGATAAGGTTGCTATGAATAAGATTGCCTGGGAGTATATTATGGATTGCTTGGCTCTATCAAAGGTGAATGTAGAAAGACTTCAGTTAATAAATTCATTATTATAGTTGCATATTAAAAAATTATTTAATTTTGTAGAAGCTGATACTACACCAATGAAAAGTAAAATCAGATTAACGGCCCCGAAAGTAAATGTTCCTTATCACTTGTGGTGTAGGTTATCAGTCATTTACCGTAGGGGCTTTTAATATTTAATGAGATGGGTAAGAAAAAATCAAAACGGATAAAAAAATATTTTAAATTATTTAAACAATTACCTGTGACACAAAGAGCAAGTTTAAATGAATTTAAAATTAATGATATGGCTGAATTATTTAAAGAATATGGATTTATAATTAGTATAAAAGAAGAAGAGAGATAATTTAATTAATATATTATGAAATTCTCCGTTATACTTCAATCACTTCTTGCAGATTATCCTGGTAGTGCAATTAACAAAGACAAGAAACTCATCCGGGCTGTTGAAAGTGTGCTTAAACAGACCTATTCAAACCTTGAACTTATTATCGTAGCTGATGGTTGCGCATTGACAGAGTATATCATTAAGAAAAACTTTACGGATAAGCGCATCAGATTAATCAGGGTGGAACGTGAGGAGCTATGGAGCAATAAGCCTCGTAATATTGCAATAGATATTGCCAAAGGCAAATATATAATCTATATTGATAACGATGATAAATGGGGAGAGAATCATTTGAGGATTATTAACGATCAGATGAATAATACTGAGGAATGGCTCTATTATAATGATTATCGATGGAATGGCAAAGAGTTTATTGAAAGGCAAATTGACATTACTCTTTACGGTCATTGCGGGACATCGAATATATGCCATGCTTCACGGCTTGGATTGCGCTGGGAGAAACCCGGCTATGGTCATGACTTTCTTTTTATTAAGCAATTGCGGAAGTTTGAGGGCAAGAAGATCGATACGCCGGAATATTATGTTTGTCATGAAATATGAAGATTTTAAATATCATTATATCTATAAAACAATCAATAAATTAAATGGAATGGAATATATTGGTATTCATTCCACTAATGATATTGATGATGGATATTTGGGAAGTGGTCTTTATTTAAATCATGCTATTAAAAAATATGGGAAAGAGAATTTTGAAAAACAAATATTGGAATTTTGCAATACCAGAGAAGAAGTTTTAAATAGAGAGCAATATATTGTTTGTCTTGATTATGTTAGAAATAATAAAGTTTATAATCTTGTTTTAGGAGGTAATTATCCGGGAGGAAGAAATGAGTCAATATGTAAATTTAAAAAAGGAGAAGAAAAGCAATTATTTATTGATTTTAAAAATGGATTATATGAAAAAAATTTTAATAAAGATTATGATGGTCCATTAATTGAATTTTATGTAGATAATGAAGAATTAAAAAAACATAAAGCTGAAATTAAAGCTCGGAGGGAAATAAGTAATAAATATTTATCTGAAAATATAAAAAATAAAAGAGTTAATTTAGGATTATTAATAGAGGAAATTGTATCATATTATTCTATTTGTATAATATTAACTAATTATTGGAATGATGAACGTTACCATAGTGATGCAATAAATATGTTTAAAAAATTGGCAATGAAAGGAATAATATATTTTACTAATACATCAATAATAAGATTAAGACAATTAAAGGTAACATGAAAGCCTTAATAATCACATATAATCGTTTAAATCTGCCTGTTAATATGGCAGAATTTCTTTATAAGCATGGCATTGATCCAATATTTATTGATAATAACAGCGATTATCCACCTCTTTTAGAATATTATAGAAATACTAAATACCAAGTTGTCCATATGGATAAGAACTATAATTACAGAGTAGTATGGGAACAGGGTATTCTGGATAGGCTTGGAATAACAGGTAATTATATTGTTACCGATCCTGATTTAGACTTAACAGGCATTCCGGATGATTTCTTAAGCGTTCTGGAAGAAGGTCTAAGGCGTTATCCTCAATTTGATAAATGCGGGTTTAGCTTAGAGATAAATGATTTACCGCCTACTGACTTTAACCCTGCTGGATATGAGAAACAATTTTGGCAGCATCCACTTGATGAAATGTATTTCAGGGCTGCCATTGATACAACGTTTGCACTCTACAAAGTTCCTTATCATTCTTATAATGCATTAAGGACTAATCTGCCATATACAGCAAAACACATGCCCTGGTATTATTTTGACTTTGAAGATATGCCCGAAGATGAACAATATTATTTTAAAACCTGTAAAGAATCACATAGCATGGGAGGGGTATTTAGATGAAAATAACGATTTTAATGACATATCTAAACCGTCCTGAATCCTTGCAATGGACTCTAAAGTCATTTCTTAAATATGATCCAAAGGATTTTGATGTACTTATTATTGATGATAACAGTATAGAGGATATTAAGCTTCCTGATTTGCCTTATAAAGTTCGGATAATAAAATTTACTAATGAGCCGTGGGTGCATATTTATACCTGCATACTTAATATGGGATTCCTTTATACACTCGATAACGATCCCGATATTATTATTATGCAGCATTCAGAATGTTATCATAAAGGAGATATATTGGGTTATGCCAAAAAGATAACAGACAATCAATATATTTCTTTTGGTTGTTATTCGCTTGGCAAGGATGAAACACCTGAATCATACGAGATGCTTAACCGGCCATGTACTATGGATGGGCAACGATCGTGGTACAATCATCCGCAGATACGAGCAGTGGGATATAATTTCTGTTCTGCAATTACAGCTAAGAATTTAATTAAGTTGAATGGTTTTGATGAACGATTTAAGGATGGATGTGCTTTTGAGGATAATTATTTTCTTCATCAGATTGCAATGTTAGGATTAAAAGTAGATATCACTGCTGATCCTTTTGTGTTACATCAGTATCATCCAGTTGCATGGGATCCTGTAAAATGGCCAATTAATCAGCGTTTATTTGAGACTTTAAGACAGAATAGCGAATATAGAGCAAAACATATTTTAACACCTGATTTATAAACTTAAAAAATAGAAATTATGGAAAATTGTAGTATTAGTATTGTAACAGTTTTTATTATTGGATTATGTTTATCCTTTATAATTGCAGTGGTATTCTCGATATTTTCAGGAGAAAAAGATTAATGAATTATTAAATATGATTAAATTTAATAATATACAATCCTTAGTAGGCAATCGCGTTGCTCCATATCTTTACAATAGTATTAATTTTAAACCAGGAGAGACGTATATTCCTTATTCCGGTCCTTATTGGGATAATCAGGAAAGCGAAGCAGCTATTGATGCCTTTTTGAATGGCAAATGGATTTCTGCCGGAGAGAATGTGCATAAGTTTGAACAAGCATTTAGTAAAAAGTTTGATGCAGGGTATTCATTAATGGTTAATTCCGGCTCATCCGCTAACTTGGTGATGATAGCTGCTTTAAAGAAATATTTTGGCTGGCAGGATGATGATGAGGTAATTGTTTCTGCTACTACTTTCCCAACTACTATATCAGTATTATATCAAAATAGATTAAAACCAATATTTGCAGATATCGAATGGAAAACTTTAAATTTTGCCTTAAGACAGGTATTTTCAAAAATAAATTATAAAACAAAAGCTATTTATTTAAGTCCTGTGCTTGGTAATCCGCCAAATATGAATATTTTAATTAATTTTTGTAATAATTTTGGTCTGAAATTAATCCTTGATAATTGCGATTCATTAGGTACTAAATGGATTGGTAGATATATGAATGAATTTGCGATTGCTTCATCTTGTTCTTTTTATGCAGCTCATACATTATGCACCGGAGAAGGCGGAATGATAAGCACAAACGATAAGGATTTAATGAAGATAATAGTTAGTATGGCTCACTGGGGTCGTGATTGTACCTGCATCGGTTCTCAAAATATGTTATTAAAAGGATCTTGTGGAAAACGTTTCGATAAATGGCTTAATGCTTATAATGGCATTGTAGATCATAAATATGTTTATTCAAATATAGGATATAATTTAAAGCCTCTTGATCTTCAGGGCGCAATAGGCTTAGTACAATTGAATAAATTTACAGAAATTGAGACAAGACGTAAACGATCAAAGACAATTATTGAAAAGATTATTACAAGTAATATTTCTGAAATACGAGGCGTTAAAACTTTGAGTCAAGCAGATGTTTGCTGGTTTGGCACTCCTTTTATTTGTGATAAACCTGGATTAAAACATAAATTAGTCGCACATCTTGAAAAATATTTTATCCAAACACGAAATTATTTTACAGGTAATATATTAATGCATCCGGGATATAAATTTATGGATGATTATAAGAATTATCCGGAAGCCAATAAAGTACTTGATAAGGTATTTTTTATTGGTGCAGCACCACATTATACAGATGAAATATTTGATTATATTGAAGAAGTTGTTAAAAAGTTTTAATATGAATTATTATATATCAGGACAATCAGGATTTTTTGGTACAGCAATTACAGAGTATCTAAGAAAAAAAAAGGAATATGTTTATACAATTCCACGAGAACAATCAATTTATCAATTATCAGTTTTATTTTCTTTTATTAAACCTGATTATATTATTCATCTTGCATCATACGGCAACCATTATCATCAGAAGGATTTTGTTAAAATGGTTAATACCAATATTCTTGGCACTTATAATCTTTTGGAAGCTGCTAAGTTTTATGATTACAAGCTATTTTATAATATATCTACGTCATCGGTCATTTTGGGAAATCAAACACCATATTCTATAACTAAGTTTTGTGGAGAGCAGCTGGCTGATATGTATAAGAATGTAGTTAATGTCAGGCCATATTCAGTTTATGGTCCTGGAGAAGCAAAACATAGATTTATCCCTACTGTTATCTCATGTCTTAATTCTAATAGTGAAATGATATTAGATGAAAATGCTACTCATGCATGGTTTTATATAGATGATTGTGTAAAAGCTTTATTTGCAGGAGAGACAGAATTAGGGGGAGAAAGAATCAGTAATAAGGAAATAGTATCAATACTTGAGGAAATATCAGGTAGAAAGCTTAAATATAAAACAGGTAAACTACGAAATTATAATTGTGGGGATGTAGAGGCTCCGGGAATTTGTTATACAAGTTTATATGAAGGATTAAAAAAGACTTATGAATATTTTACACAAAAGAATCATTGAAATTTCAAAGAAGCATCATCTAGCTCATTTGGGGTCAAATCTAACATCTGTTAATATTATAGATGAAATTTATACTATCAAAAAATCAGATGAGCCATTTATACTTTCAATGGGGCATGCCGGGCTTGCTTTATAT